CCGCAAGCCAGTATTCCGCTATCATCATTGCTGTACATTAAGTGGTTAGCGTCATTTCTGGGTTGCGAAAACGAAAAGGAAATTTGTCCCTTTAAATTACCTCCTGTTATCGGCAGCGCTCCGGCAGCAAGTTTTATCGTTTCTACCAGGCCAAGGTTTTGTAGAAATAATGCGACATTCGGTATATCCGCGCCGTTCCGGTCTTTAGCCAGTCGCGCATTCGCATTATCCATTACGATCTTAACTGCCGCAGGGGTGGCTGCCTGCGTTTCACTGGTGCTGTTCACCGCGCTGTTAAGTTGAACCAGCCCTCTTTGTTGTGTCGTGCCATCGAGGACACCAATCGACTCACGCGACGTTTTTTGTGCTTCCGCGCCCCGCGCTTTTATCTCTTTCAGGTTCTGGTCAATGCGCAGGAATAAGCCATCGCCTGTTGCAACATTCAGCGTGATATTTGAGGTATCTGATACCGCCAGGCGAAACTGCATATTAACGCTGACACCACCAACCGGCTTATCGATCGATGGGCAGTTTGCCACCGCGTAAAGCTCTCCGGCGTCAGTCATTAAACCGACTTCGCGAACGGTGAATCCACCAATCCCGGTCGGCAGAACGATTTTTGCCATTAACTGCGTGGATTGTTCCGGGGACACCACCAGCTCAGCGATATCTCCCCGGTACGTTTCATTGATTAACCGGATTTGCGACGGATCGGGTTTGACCTGCTTGCCATTACTGTCACCCACCACAAAGTGAGTCAGTACAATCAGGCGACCACTGGCAAGCGCCTCCGCCTCCAGTTCTTTACCCCGGTTAGTGATAATTGAGTAGTAATCAGCCATGAGATTCCCCGGCAAAAATGTCCACATCGATATGCGCTGTTGTCGCACCCGAAATATAAAAAGCCCCGTCCATACCCACATTCGCCATCACATCAATTTTGCTCAGATAGCTGCGCAGGTTCTTGGCCCGATCGGTGAGCTGGCGGATCTGATGATAGAGAGCGTCGCTGACCCCCTCACTGCTCTGTACTTCGATCCGGAAGGTGTAAGGTTCAGCGCGCGGGGTGTCTTCCCACCACTCAACCACGGTCGTGGGCAGGTTTACTGACCCGAGAGAACGGCGTACCGCCCCGGCCGTTCCCCTGTGCTGATGAACATAAGCGGCATCTTTTATCACCTGTCGCTTCTGCGCCTCTGTCCAGCCGTCATCCCAGAAATCAACGGCATGCTCCCAGGCCAGCCAGGGGAGAAGATGCGCCGGACAGGTGTCAGGATTTTTGGACTTGCGCACCATGTTGGTATCGAGGGTGGCGATTTGCTCAGCGCTGGCCTGCTCCTGCGCCCGCTCTTCATGAAATGCGCCAGGAGGCAGCAGGGATCGAAACTTAGCCGTCATTACTGCTTACCTCCCTGCGGGTGACATTAATGGCGGTACCTCTTTTGCTGTTTTAGCTGTTTCGGCATATGCCTTCGCTGATACACCGCAGCCGGTCAGCGTGGTTCCTGTTCCATATGAAAGTCTGCTGTAAATGGTGCTCATTCTGGTCATAGCCCTACCTCCGATTTTTCGGATGGCGTTGTGTGTAATTAAAGGGTCAGGCTTCACGGGCTGGATTTATCAACAAAGCACGTAGTGAGTGATACCCGTGAGCCTGAAATGAAAAAGGCTGCCAGTTGGCAGCCTCGAAGTGAGTTAAGTTGTTTACATTGGCGGAGAGAGAGGACCTTCTAACACCTCTGCTTCACCGTTATGGCAAATGTCATCACCCCTTGTCAGATGCCAGACACCTGTGATTGTTTTACCCGATTCCAGATCATCAACAGTGTCATTCGTGTAGTACGCTACCTGTACAACACCGACATGCTGAATCCAGTAATACCCTTCTTTCATACATTCCTCCGCGATACTCAGCAGATAGTATAGAGCGGAACAGATAATGCAGCGTTGCCAGAAGCCACAACTCAATGTTTGCTGTCCGTGGTGCTCATTCTGGTCATAGCCCTACCTCCGATTTCTTCGGATGGCGCTGTGTGTGATGAAAGGCTCAGGCTTCACGGGCTGGATTTATCTACAAAGCACGTAGCGGATGTTTCCCGTAAGTCTGCAACTAGTGAATATGTCTGAAATATCAGAGTGTTTATTAAAACAACTCGATAAGTGTGGTAAAATCTGGATATATTCCTTTAATTTACTTTGTACCAATGATTACTAAACCCTGCCCCTTTTGCGGGAAACTGATCACCTTACATGCCCTGATGTGCCCACATTGCCAAACCGTAAACCCGTTCGTGAAGGCAGTTAAAAGAGAGAGATTTAAAAACGTTTGCCTCACCGCTATAGCGATCACCTTGGCAGGGGTTGTTATCTGGTTCTCTTTTTGAACATAAATTTATGTCGTTTGCACAAAATCCGACCTGCTTACCTTTCATGCAAAACAAAGTCGGCTGGGACGAACAGGAGGGGAGAGTAAAAAATCCGTTCAAATAACCAGTTCAAAAACAACATTGTTCCTGAGAGGAGAGTTCTCATCAGCAGGTTCTTTGCGAAACTGTTTTCTTAGTGCTATTCCCGCAAACACTGTCTTCTCGGTGCCTCATCACAATCAATCTATACTCGTTATCTTACTAATGGCTATATCAATTCAGTCACCGATATTTTTTATCAGCCCACATCTTTTCATAAAAATAAGATTTTCTGGGCAAATTAAGGTAAAGTTGAAGTCCATCCATCAAGGAAAAGCCTATGTCAGAACGTAAAGACTCTAAATCACGCCGTAACTATCTTGTCAAATGCACCTGCCCAAACTGTACCCAGCAATCTGAACACAGTTTTTCAAGAGTACAAAAAGGTTCCCTTTTAATCTGTCCTCATTGCAATAAAGTATTCCAGACGAATCAAAAAGAAGCAGCCTGAATCTGTTTGAGATACTGTTTCTCGCACAGAATCACTTCATCTGTATTTTAAGATTAATTAAGCTACAGATAATAAAAAACCCGCTGGCTGCGGGTTTAGTATTTTCATATTAAATGAATAGTAATTATTGTGATATCTGGGAAAACCATCCCCTTGCGTACTTTATCGTGTAAAGCAAGCAGTCAGTCTCTGAACGTTAGACTTTTCGTGCAGTGAACCAACACTTAACGACAATGGTCAGTATACTTTCTCATTCAAGATTGAGATGAAATATGCTCACCGTTGCCTTTAATGCCGGATCAGTAACATTTTAACTCTACTGATCCAACAATACATCCATTACTTCTGTCAGTATGTCTACTCAGGCTTTAGCCGTCATCGATATTGCATACAGACAAAAAAGGATTTTACTCTGTGATAGCTACGTTGCCAGCAACCGGACCTTTGGCACCATTCTCAATGGAGAATGAGACTTTTTGACCTTCGAACAAGGTGCGGAAATTATCGCTCTGGATAGCAGAGAAATGTACAAACACATCTTTACTACCATCAGCAGGAGAGATAAAACCGAATCCCTTATCAGCATTAAACCATTTTACTAAACCAGTCATTTTATTTGACATTTTTATTCCTTAATTTGGCCTTCCGGCGAACATGGTTTTATTACAGAAACTACTTAGCGCTTAGTGGAGAGACTCAAAGAAGGGATAAATATACAACACCTGAAATGAGAACTGCTTTAGTAAACTACTTTGTATTTTGTCTGTTCTTCAAACCGACGCAATCATTAACGCATGGGCGTATGTAATAATCAATGTTTATTTTAGCCGTCCAGATCTCACGATGGCCGAAAAGTATTTCTGGCATTATCTACAGGCATGTGTATAGTGCACCTCGTTATTAGCTTTAAGGAATTTTTTTGTCTCGTAAAATGACAGGAATTGTCACAGCCTTTGACTGCAAAAGCGGTAAAGGTCTAATCACCCCCTCCGATGGTCGCATAGATGTTCAGCTTCACATTTCAGCTCTAAATCTCCGTGACTCAGAAGTACTCCTTCCCGGATTGCGCGTTGAGTTTTGTCGAATAAATGGTCTACGAGGCCCATCTGCAGCGAACGTGTATCTCTCATGACTTGTAGCTCACCCTGACTTCTGGAATCATAAAAGAGAATTTAAAAACAGGGAGAGTTTCATATGTATCCGAAAATCTATCTAAACGACTGGCTAACAGGTCTTAAGAGCTCATGCTGCACGCTGATAGTGACTATACTCCTTTTCATCTAACCTGTTAGGTTGCCGCGTCCTGCTGGCCTCGGCTTGAAAACAGGGGCCAGGAATCATGGTATCATCTGGAAAATACTGCAAAATCAAGCTGATGTTGCAACAAGTTGCGGAGCGAAATAACAATAGTTAACAGACTAAATAGCTTTTTGGAATTCCACAACCTTTTTTGCTTTATATGTGTCTGTATTTTTTTTCGTGCATTCTATATCCATCTCCAGAGTTACATCCACCATCGCCAGGCAGCCTTCAATAAACCCCTCAGCAGCCTGCAGTCGCTTTAATACTTGCGTATGGGAAATTCCCAACTTTGTCCCCATAACACGAACGGGAATACAATGGATGTAATACCATTCAAGCATCACACATAAAAGAGGATCATGTTTCTTAAGCCTGGCCATAGCGCCATTAATAATTAACCCATCGTTATCACTGCAAGACAATCTGGTTTTGCATGCCTGGGGCAACAGCCCCTTGAATCCTGCTGCTACTGGAGAATAGTTCACTCCTGAACTATCGCTTGCCACCCAACCGCCCCATCGTTTTAAAGTCATCTGAATATCTCGCATGTTATCTCCCCTATTCATGCCAGTACGCCGATTGCCAGCGCACGATCTATAACCCGAAAAATAAGCAACAACTGGTCACCATATTTCGCTTCAAATGCCACAGAATCAGCATGCAACTCATCGTGATGTTCTCTGCACAGTGGTATAACAAACAAGTCGTGCGCCTTTGTTCCCATCCCCCCCTGTCCATGGCCAATCAGGTGATGCGGATCATCTGCCGGTCGCCTATAGCTTTCGCAGGGTTGAGTTTTAATCCATGCCAGATATCTGGGAGCCGTCCAGCGATTACCTCTCGCCAGCTCTGCAGGTTGTTCGCTGTAGTGGTCACGCAAATGGTCATCACAATGTCCACACAGGAGAACCGATCCGGGTTCATGACGCATAGTGGTTAACTCGTGATAATGGTAATCGCTGTGTGGCCACTGGCAGCAATTACCGCCATAACACAGAAGCCAGTAATCAAGACCACTCAAACCACCAGCAGCCTTTATAACCTTTTCATCCAGGAAGAACGGCCTCAGGGACCCGTCACTGGCAAGCGGCTGGCGAACGTCAGGAACACGGCCAGCAGGCAACCGTTCCATGACTGCCGGCTGGCTTTCCACCAGTACACACTCACAACTGAATAATGACATGAGCTCGCTGCCCGGCTTGAGCAGCACAACTCCAAGCTCACGCGCAACCACCGGCTTCAGCAGCGCCCTCATTCTGCTATCTCCCCGATAACTATTTGTCCCTTTTCTCCCCATAATTTTGTGACGCGTGAATCCCAGATGTGAGCGTCATCTTCGTAAAGGGCATCCATCAGCGCTTTCATCATGTTGTCGAAATCAGGTTTAGCCTGGTGTGGTTTACCGTTTAACTCAGCCCGTTTCTTTTTGTTCCAGCTCGCAGGCATCGGAAGAATGAAGGTGACATGCGAACCGCTTTCCGGCAGCTCAACACCCTGCAGACGAACTTCATCACAGAAAGCCCGGTAACGCAGAACCTCGGGGCGTTTTTTCCATTTGTCAGCGCGCGTCATTCTGGGCTTGCCCATTGGGGTGATATCGTAGACTTTCACATTCACCTCCAGATCCGTTGTTGCCAGGTTCTGTCCTGACGCGGAGGCTTAGATGTTTCTGGCAAGAACGCACTAATCGTCCAGTGAATGAAGTCATTATCCAGACTGCGCTCGGTCTTAATCTGCTTTGCGCGATAGCGGGCTTCCAGCTCGTCGGCTTGCTCGGTTGTGCATTCGTGATGGTGGAACCAGGAATATTTCATCGCCATCACCCCGCAAAACTCATTAGCTGCGCTGCGGCGTTTTCCGCTTCACGCTGAGTCTTGAATGCCCGGGACAATACCCAGCGCCACAGAACATCGAGCGCGGCTTTGTACAACTGCTGGAATTCAGTCTCTTCCATGTTGGCGAAAGCAATGCTGCGGGGGTGTTTACGAAGGGTTCCGTCAGGCAGTTGAATGGCGTCGTAGTGGCCAGCCTCGACAATTACCCAGGCTCGGTATGCATCAAAAGATTTGCAGGCGCTGATACTTCCTGCACGCCTGTCAGCGATTCGATCGAGGTATTGCTCAGCTGCATCAAGAAGCGCACCTTCGTTTCCACCAAATGCCGCGAGATATTTAGCGTACCCGGTCACCAATTTTCGTTCATTGGAGGAGATCGCCCCGCCAGTAGGTTCCCAGTATTCAAACCCGAGATTCAGGAGCGCAAAGAAACGGCGATGGAAAGCGGGATTCCTCACCTGACGAAATTCGGCTACCAGTACGGCACCGAGTTTGATTTTTGATTGCAGAATATCGCTGGTCTCGGGAGTGGCCGGGATCAGGATTCCTGAAGATTGCTTGATGAGTTGTAGTTCGTGCGCCATGGTTTCTCTCCGTGGCGCAGTAGGTTACGGTTGTTCAGACCGTT